GGCAACCTCGGTCTCGGGGTAACGCCGAGTGCGTGGGGAAGCGGGATTAAGGTATTTGAGTTTAACACGAAGGGTGGATTGGCGGCGGCTGGAAATGACGTCAACCTAATCTACAATTCGTATTATGACGGGTCGAATAGCCGCTATCGCACATCGGACTTTGCATCGTACTTGCAGATGGCGTCTGGGCAGTTCCGCTTTTTTACCGCCCCCTCTGGCACCGCCGGAAACGTTGTTTCGTATACGCAGGCGATGACGCTGGATGCCAGTGGGAACTTGAGTGTCGCAAGCACCGGAGGTGTGAACCAGATGTCGCTGGCGGCAAATGGCACCAGCACTTATGCCAACGTGCGCGTCACTAATTCCAGCTCAACTGCGGCGTTGTCGATGGGCGTTGGTGGGTCGGCGGTTGGTGCGTCGGCATTGCAGAACAACGCCTACATCTGGAACACTGCGGCTTCGGCGCTGTCGTTTGGCACCAGCGACACCGAGCGCGCCCGCATCACGAGCGGGGGGAATTTCCTCGCCGGACTGACTACACCAATCAACGGTCACGGTTTTAAGTCAAGTGGTGGCGTTGACTCGTATCGCACCACTTCAACCGCTGGTGATGGCGTTCATCACTTTTATTCTGACTATACTTCGACGCAAAATCTGATTGCGGCGTTTCGTGGCGATGGCGGACTTGCCAACTATAGCGCGAACAATGTCAATCTGTCCGACGAACGCGTCAAGACTGACATCAAGCCAGTCGGCTCATATTGGGACAAGTTTAAGGCCATAGAGATTGTCACGTTCAAGTATAAGGGTCAATCGCACGAAGATGACAATATCGGCGTGATTGCCCAGCAGGTCGAGGCAGTTGCCCCAGAGTTCATCGATGTGGACGGGTTTGGCGAGACGCCGGAAGACGGGGTGCCGCTCAAGACCGTCTACACGACCGACTTGTACCACGCCAGCATCAAGGCGCTGCAGGAAGCGATGGCCCGGATTGAATCCCTTGAGGCGCGGTTGGCCGCGCTGGAGAACTAAGTATGACCGAGAGCACGGTGACGTATGTGTGGCAAGTGTCCCGACTGGACTGCCTGCCGCAGGCCCCCGAGGGGGCGGACTATGTGGTCACGGCCCACTGGCAGCTGGTGGGCACGGACGGGACGTACAGCGGATCGGTGTATAGCACTTGCAGCTTCCCGGTCGTGACCGGCGAGGCGTTCGTGCCCTATGCCGACCTGACGCTGGACACGGTGCTGGGCTGGTGCTATGCCAACGGCGTGGACAAGGCCAGTGCCGAGGCAGCGGTGGCCCAGCAGATCGCGGACCAGAAGAACCCGCCGATTGTCTCCCCGCCGCTCCCGTGGGCGGTGGCGGTTTAGGCACGATATCACGATATATTGTACTTGGATTCGCATTTGTATCGCTTCCTCACCTGTTCCTCTTTGGAGATGCCCAAGTGACCCCACGCGTGACTCCAGTCGAGTTCACCACCGAAGAAGCCCGTGTGCTCTTGTCCCTGCTTGACATCGCGGTGAAGTCCGCTGGCTTGCAGGCGGCAGAGGCCGTGGCCGTGCTGTCCAAGAAGATTGCCCCCGCCGCCGCTGATACGCAGTCCAACGAGCAACTGAACCTCGTGGAGTAGCCGATGCACAAGCCCGTCCGTGACAAGCTCTGGCACCTAACCGACGCGACCCTCAAGGTTCGCGCCGAATCCGACCTGCCTCCGGGAATCGCCGGGCGCGTGTCTGGCGTGGCGCTGACCTACGAGGTCGTCGACTCCTACGGGACAATGTTCTCGCGGAAGTGTGCCAAGCGGTCGATTGATGGACGGGTCGCCGCCCGAAAGGTGCCACTTCTGATGGATCACGAGCGCACGTCGAAGGCGCACGTCGGGGTTATTACCTCGATGACCGACGCCGGGGATACGCTTGTGATGACCGCCGACGTGTTTGACACCGCCGAGGGACGGGCGGCGTTGGAATATGTCAAGGCGGTGCTGGCGTCCGGTGCCTCGACGGGGTTCTCGATTGGGTTCATCCCGCGGTCATCCGAGATGGTGACCATCGATGGCAAGCCCGTTGAGCGGTTCACCGAGATTGAGTTGCGCGAAGTCTCTATCACCCCGATGCCTGCGGTGCCGGGTGCCGAGATTGCCTCGGCCCGGAACGAGGCGTCTGCCCCTGTCGAGGAGGTCGTCGCCGAGCGCACGGAGACCGACCTGCTCACGCTGGCCGCTCGCGTCGCCTTGGATGCGCTTTCCGAGGCCGATCGCCACGCGGTGCTGGTCCGCTACCTCCCCGAGACGCGCTCCGAGACGGCTTCCTCCGTCGCCCCCGTGGTGACCGAGACGCCCTCCTCGACCGCATCGACGGCGCGGTATGCTACGTTGGAGGAGCGCACCGCGGCGGTGCGTTCGACCTTTACTCTCTGATGCAAGGATACACGACAATGAAGACCCCGCTGGTTTCCAAGAACCGGGCCGCGAATGAGCTGCGCGAGCAGGCTCACGCCCTCCGGTCGCAGTTGATGGACCCCTCGGTGGCGTTCACCGCCGACGAGGTGGAGAAGCGCACCGCCGACATCCGCGCCCTCGAGATGCGGGCTGCCGCGGCTGCCGAGTTCACCGGTGACGCCGAGATTGCCCGTCAGGGCGGCGACGAGGGCCTCGTCCGCGTGGACGCTGGGGCCGAGCGTGGCGAGTTCGCCGGGATGAAGGACGCGCAGGACGAGGTGCGGAAGGAGCTCTCGAAGGGCTTCAAGAACGTCGGCGCGTTCATCCGTGCCGTTGCGAAGGGTCCGGCCAACCAGAAGGAGGCCGAGACGCTCAAGCGCGTGGACCTGATGACCCGCACCATCACCGGCTCGACCAACGGCGGCGAGTACCTCCTCCCGCTGACGCAGGTGCCGGAGATCTTCTCGACCTCGAACATTCAGCCGGGCCTCTTCCAGTACGCCCGCCGCTACAATGTGCCGGGCCGGTCGCTCCGCATCCCGTACCTCATTCAGGACGAGGGCACGACGGTCCTCAACCGCCCGATGGCCGGTAAGATTGCCAACGTGACCATCGTCGGCGAGGGTGAGACCAAGCCGAGCCGCGAGCCGTCGTTCGGCCAGCGGGTGCTCACGATGTACAAGTACGCCGCCATCACGGAGTTCGGGGACGAGCTTCTCGGCGACGACTTCACCGGCGAGCTGCCGTCCGAGGTGACCTCGGCGGTCGGTGGTCAGGTGGTCAACAAGATCAACGAAGACATCACGATTGACGGCACGGGCTCGTCGCAGCCGCTCGGCGCGTTCAACACGAACAACGGTGCGCTCATCAAGGTGCCCCGCGCCACGGCCTCGACGTTCACCGCTGCGGATGCGTTCAAGATGTACGAGTCGCACACGCACGGCCCGAACTCGGTCTGGATGATTAGCCGTAAGGTGCTGGCCCAGCTCTTCGCGATGCAGACCACCAATAACACGATGGTGACTTTCCTCCCGAACCTTCGGGACAAGGCTCCGGCGACCCTCCTCGGGCTCCCGGTCATCGTGTCGGATCTGCTTCCGGCGCTCGGGACCGAGGGCGATGTCGCTCTCGTCAACGGCGACTTCTACGCGATGGGCCTCCGTCAGGCGCTTACCGTCGAGTCGTCGATTCACTACAAGTTCGTCAACGACATCACCACGTACCGCTTCGTCGCTCGCGCCGGTGGCATCCCGCTCCCGACCAGCACCTACGCGTACAAGGTTGATGGGTCGGGCAACAAGGTGAACCCGCACTCGCCGTTCGTGGTGCTGGATGAGCCGGCGGCGTAAGCCAGTCGGTGAGGGTGAGGTCGTGGGGGGGACGCCCCCCACGGCTTCGTCCGTCCGGGTGACGCTTATCGCCGCGTGTAAGGTTGACGGCGTTCGGCGGTTGCCCGGTGAGGTGTTAGAGATTGACGCCGCGCTGCTTCCGGCGTGGCGAGAAAAGCGAATCATTGAAGACCCCGATCACCCGCCGCCTTCGGAGTTTGCGTGGCTCTCCCAACCGTAGCCGACCTTAAGAGCTATCTCCGCATCGAGTCCAACGCGGAGAACACGCTCCTCGACGCGCTCCTCGCTCGGGCGACGGCGCAGATGGAGGCGTGGATGGACGTGCCCATCACGGCGGTCTCGCAGACCTACGTGGACCGGTGCGTGACGGACGCGGACTATCCGGTGCTCTCGATGGTCTTTCCGCGGCGACCGATTGCCGTGACGAGCATCGTGGATGTGGACGGGGTGACGCTCCCGACGACCGAGTATTGGGTGGACGGGGCGTCCGGGATGATTTACGCGGAGGCTGGCTACAGCTTCAGCAATCCGCGCTATACGATTACCGCGAACTGCGGCCTGTCGTTGTCGCAGCACTATACCCGATGGGAACCGGTCATCAGCCAATGCATCCTTGACTTGGCGGCTGACCTCTACCAGAAGCGGACGCCGAACGCGGGGTCCGAGACGAGTGCCGCGACGACGATTACGTGGGATGTCTCCCGAGAGACGGCGGCTCGGGTGTTGAAGGTGCTGCGGGTGTTCAAGCTCCCGGTGGCGGGCTGATGTACATCGCGCCGGGGTTGCTCGACCAGCGGCTCGGGTTCTACACGCGCTCCGAGGACGGAGCCGATGGGTTCCAGCGTCCGGTCTACACCAAGGCGGGCGTCTATTGGGGGCGCATTGACCAGACGGCGAACGCCTTCACGGTCGCGGGCGCACCGCAGGGCCACACGGATAGCCGGACGACCGCGGTGGCGACGGTCGCGGACTATGTGCCGGTGGACCCGTTCGGCGTGGTGAAGATTGAAGGGGCGTCCGTGCTCTACTTTGTGCGCGGGGTGTACCCGGTGCGCCAGATGGCTTGCAAGCAGGTGGCGCTTGAGGAAGTGGACCCAACGGCCTATGCCGAGTTCATCGGCTCCGATCCCGATGCGGTGGCCGATGGGGTGCATCTGGTGGATGCGACGAGCGCGTTCACGTTGGGCTTTGACGAGGGATACGACTGATGGCCGAGACCCCGAAGGTACTTTCCGCGCTCCTCGCGCAACTGCCGGACAACACCACGGGCCTGATTAGTCCCGAGGACATCCGCGACGTGGTGGTGAGCCTCTTCCCGAGCCGAGGCCAGATTGACCTGACGGCACAAGCGACGACAACCTTTGCCCTGACGGACACGTGGTACAAGCTGGCCGGGACGACCGCGCTTGACCTGACGCTTGGGCAAGACGGGTTCTCGCAGGCCGCGAACAACGAACTCCGGGCGACCAAGGCGGTCAACCAAGTCCTCCTCATCACGGCGAACGTGGAGTTAGTGTGTGGGTCGAATAACAAGACATTCGGCCTGACGTTCGCCAAGAACGGCGTGGCGATTGAGAACATCCACATTTCGGCAATCTTGTCGGATTCCAATGAGGGCTACGGCTTCTCGATTACGGGTCTGCTTCCTGTGGCGCAGAACGATATCATCTCTGTTTATGTGCGGAACGAGACGGACACGACGAGCGTCACGGCAACCAACCTTACCTTGTCAGCGGTGGGGTTCATTCGATGACCTACGGCCTTGATGCGCGGCAGATGTGTGGGCACGACATCCGATCCTACGGGGTCTGGCCGTCCGACTCGTCGCGTCTTGAGGCGTTCATCGGGCAGTACGGGGGCAGCGTGGAAGCCTATCCCGTGGGGAATGTGGGCATCGGCTTGCGGTGGACGGACGGGGAGCGCGTGGTGACGCACTCCGGCCCGACGTTCACGGAGGCGTTGCAGCGGTTACAGGCCGGACTGACGGGGGCCACGTGAGCGTCAAGGTGACGGACCTCTCGCCGCAGTTCTTGAAGCAGTATCGGGATGCCTCCCGGATGGCGCTCGATGCCGCCGCGAACGTGTACGAGGGCAACCTCAAGCGGCGGTTTATGAAGGGCTACTACACGAGCCAAGCCTTCCGCTCGACCGCCCAGATTGTACAGCACATCCAGCGCGAGGAGCCCATCTTCGGCGGCAACGGATGGTACACGAAGGTCGGCATCCCCGAGGGCATCACGGTGCGGGCCAAGAACGCCGCCAAGCGGCTCGGCGTGGCCTCGCGGTACTCGGTGGGCCAGATTGCGTTGGCGTGGGAAATAGGCCGTCGGAACCTCTTCACGCGCCGGTTCGAGCGGGTGGAGATGTTCAAGCCGGTTGCGTTGGATTCGGCCAAGCAGATGATTGACACCTACAACCGGGTGCTCAACCGCTACCTCGAGCGAGGGAGGGCTGTCAAGTGACGCTCCCGAAGTATGTCGT